TGTTAGCAGAATTTCAAAATGAAATATCATTACATAGATCACAAGATTATCAGGAGGTAAGCTGATGAGTAAAACAACAGAATTAATTGTAGAACTTTATTGGGAATACGACCGCATGTCTTCAGATGGTCAACAAACTTTAGATAATTTAGCAAAACATCATGGAGTATTAACAGAAGATGAAGTTAAACAACTAACAAAACATAAAGAGGTCAGCTAATGAAAACATTTATAGTTAAAACTTCTTCAATATTAGTTGAGGAATTTACGATAGAAGCTAATTCAGATGATGAAGCTAGAGATAAATGGTGTTGTGGAGAATATTTAGATGTAACACAAATAGAACAAATGAGTAGTCAAATAGAAAATACTTGGGAGAAAAGCTAATGAAAGTTAATTCTTGGACAATTCAAGTTTATGAGCCTGAGGATGGAAGTTATACAGATCATTATACATTCCCAATGATGGACATGTTACCAATAGATAAAAACAATAATCTTTTTAAAGGTTGTTTAGGATTGTTACAAGCTAAAGCTATGATGCATGATCTGCGTAAATTCTATTTAGATTATGGGCATACAATTAAACAATTCAATCATCAATATAGATTAAAACAAACTTACAATAACTTAGTAGATCAAGCATATGAAAAAGGTTTTAGCTATAGTTATAGTCATACATTAATACCAAAAGAGAAAGTATAATTAATGTGCTTTAAAAATATACAAGGTATTATTAATGCAGACATTAAAGATGGTATGGCAAAATTAGTTTTACTTGTTCTTAATCATCACGCAGACAAAGAAAAATTAATTTGCTATCCATCATTAGATACAATAGCCAAAGAAACAAACCTATCAAAGAGTACAGTAATTAGAAAGATAGATTACTTATGCAAGAATAAATTCATTGATAGGAAACAACGTTCAAACAAAGTTAATATATATAAGATCAAAGACTATCGTGAGTGTCAGAGAGACACCTCGGTAGTATCAGAGAGACACCTTGGGAGAGTCAGAGAGACACCCGAACCTACCATTAACAAACCAATAACATATAGTAAGGAACAATCAGATGGAATTAATAACCCTCAACAATGGTCAACGATCCAAGGCACTAGAAAGATTAACAACTCAAACACCCAAAGATACAACGGACAAAATTCTTATCACGCTAAACTCAATAATATCTTACGAGGAAAAGCTAAATAAAGATTACTCATTACATTCTTATAAATTAGTAGGCGATAATTCAGATGATAAAATTGAGGAAGCAAATAGAATAATAAGCTTGGCAATGGTTACTCTTCCTTTAGATCAAATGCATCAAGCATTACATAAATGTACTTTAGTTATGGTCAAGCCATCACAAGAAACGCCCGCTGATGTAGCCTTAAGAATACGAGCAATCGCAGATGGACTAAGTGATTTTCCTGCAGATATATTTCTTTATGCAGTAGATCACATAGCTAAAACTAAAACATGGTTTCCGAGCCTAGCAGAATATAGAATGGCGGGCGAGTTTCATTTTAAAAAGCGTAAAATGTTGTACGAAATGATGCAAAATAACACAAAAACTACAAATTTAATTGACTTTTCATTTGCAAAAGTGCAGTATAAATAAATAGATAGGAGATATTTTATGACACAACCACAACAAAAATCACAATACACTATAGGCAAAAATTATATTAATTCTAATGGTGCAAAATCGCATTGGAGAATGGGTTATATTGGTGGCTCAGATGCAGTCAAAATTATGCAAGGTAATTGGCATGAGTTATGGCTAGAAAAAACGGGCAAGACACAACCAAAAGATTTGTCTGATATTTTCAGAGTACAATTAGGTGTAGCAACAGAAGCTTTTAATCTTAAATGGTTTGAGCAACAGTATGAAAAGCAATGTGCTTATCAAGTAGAAGCCATGAAAGATTACGAGGGATTATCATTAAAAGGTACGCTTGATGGTGTTGTTCTAAATGAGGCAGGTGGTCTAAGTAATGTAGGTGTTGAATGCAAGCATGTAAACTCATTCAAATCATTTCAAGATCAGGTATTATATTACACTCCGCAACTACAATTATATATGTTCGTTGCAGATTTAGAAGCTATGTACTTCTCAGTTATCCAAGGTAATGAATGGACTTGTTCTAAGATCAGCAGAAATGAAGCTGAGATACATAGAATGATACCTATATTAAAAGACTTTTGGAAGTTAGTTATATCAGGAGAAGAACCTATTGCTAACATACCCGATAGAACATTAAAGGTTGTTGATAGCATTGCTATTGATGACTTAGTTGCACGAGATGCAAGCAAAGAAAATCATTTCACAGAACTTTCGGAGAAATTTATTTCTTCAAAGATAGAGCATGACAATCACAACAAAGTCAAAGCCGAACTTAAAGGCATGCTCGCAGATAATGAACGAGAAGTATTTAACAATTCATTATCAATTAAACGCACCAAATCAGGTGTTAGATTTAACATAAGATAGGAGTTAATATGACTACAAAGCAAGAGTTTTGGGCATTTCATAAGGCTAACCCGAGTGTATATAAAGAGTTTGAAAAGTACACTAACATAGCCATTAGTAGAGGTGCTAAACATCTAAGTCATTGGTTAGTTATTGGTCGTATCAGATACGAAACCGCAATAGAAACTAATGATCCTGATTACAAAATCAATAACAATTATATAGCCTTTTATGCTCGGTTGTTCATGGCATTGAACCCACAACATGATGGCTTTTTTAAAACTAAATTAACTAAACAAGAAAAAGAGGAGAAGCAATATGCCAACGCAAAATAAAAATGGGGCTAATCCCCACAACGAAACTAGCCCCGTTCATACGATAGGAAATCATATGAGTAAACAGAATACTAAAAAAGATGTTGAATGTAAATCTTTAAAGGAAGCAATGGCTAAGTTTCAAATGTTATCTGTAACTGCAACTAAAGATAGTTCTAATCCTTTCTTTAAAAGTACATACGCTAATCTTGATGAGGTTATAAAAGCAGTAACACATGGGGCAGAGTATGGTTTGTCATTCTCACAATCTATTAATTATGAAAATGTATTAATGCAGAATGGAGAACATTCACAAAAGGTATTTAGAAATATATTTGTAGAAACAACTGTGTCTCATGTAAATGATACCGAAACTTTAACAAGCAAAGTTCCCGTACTTATACAACCTACAGAAGAAAACAAATCCCAAGCTATGGGTAGCGGTATAACATATTCAAAGCGTTATGCATTGCAAGCCATATATGGATTAGCAACAGATGATGATGGTAATGCATCTTCAGCAACCGAAACAACTGAAACTCAAACTTCTAATAATAATGGATGGAGATAAATATGGAATACGATAACACAAATAGGGTTGGCTTGTTCCAACCCAGAGGAGATAAAAAGATTATCTTTGATGGTAAATTAAATGTTGATGGCACAGATGTTAATGCTCTTGTTGTTAGGGCAACATCTAAAGACGGCACACCATATAGAAATCTTTATATAAATGCAGGTCCAATCTATGCGAATGAAGACAAAGCCAAGGATACTATCCCGGATATTGGCGGAACTGTTCAGCTATTAGGTATGGCAAAACGAATTGGTTTATATTGGAAAGATTATATGGATAGAGTTACCAATGAAACCAAACAAATGTTAACGGGTAGCTTGAGAGAAGTTAACACCGACTATCTTAATGGTGCAAATGATAGCGGTAGAAATGAATATCGTGATGCAAAGAATGGCACGACACCTCAGATAACACAAGCTGAAGCAACACAAACTCAACCTAAAGAAGAGGACTTGAATGATGAAATCCCATTCTAATATTGAAACTATAATACCTACTATTGCTATAGAAGATATTGCAGGTGAGTTACAAACTTCAGTAGGTAAATTAAAAAAGCTTTGCAAATCAAACCACATACCTTACATGAAAGTTGGGCATGCATGGAGATTTAAACAAGAAAACTATGAATTGCTTATGGAGAGTTTGCAATGTCGCTATCTTTATTCAAGCGAGAACGATCAAAATATTATCAAGTCCAAGGTAAAGTATACTTCGGAAACAAGTTCATCTCAATTCGTGAAAGCACAAGACGTGATAAGAAAAGAGATGCAGAAGAAGTAGCTAAACATATAGAGCAAAGAGCAATTCAATTATTAAGAGGAGATAGCAAGCCCGCTATCTCCTTTAGCAACGCAGTAATTACATGGACTCAAGTTCAGACAAGAAGCAAGCGTGATCTTTGGGTTGCAAATAATATGCTCAGATCATTTAGAGATACTAATATACATGACATCCAACTAAATGATTGGAATTTATTTACTATAAAGTTTATGAAAAACTACAAGCCTGCATCATACAATAGAGTGAGAGACACGTTTCAATCTATACTTAAAGTGTCAGGTCTGAAAGTTGTAGCTAAAGATACACCCGATTGTTTAACGATACCT